CTAAAGACATTTTGTTAACTAGAATAGAAAACTGGATGACACTTGGTATTCCTGATCTAATGATCTGTGATGATAAAAACCAATTTCATTTTGTAGAGCTGAAAGTTACATCTGGTAATGTAGTCAGATTATCTTCATTACAAATCGCTTGGCTTACTAGACACAGCCGAGCTTCTGTGTGGGTTCTTGTTAGATCACAAGATACAATGTATTTGTATGAGGGTAGTCAAGCAGTAGACCTAAGAATAAAAGGCCTGAAACTCAAACCTATCTTCAAAACAGAATACCCTTTTGACTGGCCTAAAACTTTTTCCTTGATCTTTGATTAATAATATATAAGATAAATCCTATAACACATATTTATAGGAGAAATGTTATGATTAAAACTGAAGATAAACATTGTTACACACCTGTTAAAGAAGAAGGACAGAGGGGTATATATAGAGTTGCAAAAGTAACTTGGAACCAAGGCGGCTACGAGCCGCTTGGCAAAGCCGATCCAAATGATCCACATGAGATGGATAAGTTTGTAGGTTCTTGGGGACATTGCAGACAAGTTTGCGATAACTTTAATAAACATATCAATGTTAGCCTTGAGCAAGAAAACCAAATGGTTTGGAGATCTATGGAGGTGCAGAATGGCTAATGAATTTTATACAGTTAGAGAAACTTTTCATAGATGGCTTAATGAATGTCCCGTTAGTTGGAATAGAGACAGTACAGATGATGATGGAGATAATGAAATCCAAGTCATTGGTTTTACAGTTCCAAAGGAGGAAAAAGATGGCTAAGGCAAAACTTATAAATGGTAAATATACTTATAACGATGATCCAAGATGGAACTATGTTAGAGGCCCTTTTCCAAAAACTTATGGGGAGGCTTACGAATGTTGGTATGACATTGTATCTGGACTAGCTCCTGAAAATCTTACTCAGGACGGAGAGCTCAGTACAACTGAAACTAACAGAAAAGAGCGCGGCATTTTACAAGATGCCAAGCTTTTGTTTACTCGTTTCAAATGTCCAAAAGAGGTTGCCGATGATTCTGATTATGACCTTTCAAAGTTTGTGGAGGGTTAAATGACTAAATACAATAATATACAAATTTATGAGGAACCCATATTCGCTTGCACTGACGATAAAGGTAACTGGGAGTTAGATGAAGGTGGGCAAGTTATAAAATATTACAAAATCGGAGGTGTGGATATAACAATCGATTTTGACAAAAGCCAACTGCGAGATATTAATGACATATGAAAGGAGGCAAAATGTTTTTAATACACTATCTGTTAAAACGTCTTTTTGGCGATGATTATGAAAAGCATATGAAACGTCGTAGAAAGTAACAACTAAGGCCGTGATTGACACGGCCTTTTTTATTTAGTAAAAGTATAAGATAAATCACATATAGGAGAAACTGATGAAAAAATATAAAGTTTATATGGAAGGTTGGACTAAGACCACTCTTTACATTGATGCAGAAGATGAACATGAGGCTGAAGACATAGCCACAATAGAAATGGCTTTTGATAGCACAGATGTTTGTGAAGTTACAGAAATCAAGGAGGACTAAAATGGAATATGAACAAGCGAAACAAAAGCTTATTGATAAAATTGATTCATTAGAAGGTAGAGATTTAATGTATTTTTTAATTCAAGAATGTATGGACAGCCAATATCAAGATCCTGATCTTTATTATGTTATGCAATTACTTGACGGAGGGGACGGAATAACTCAGTTTTTGGCCGACCATATTGGAGATCATACTGTTAAATATTATTTGAAGGAGCAAATAAATGAAAACGATAGAAGATAAAAAATTATTAGATAATGCCCACGAAGGAAATCCAGTTTACAAATTTCTTGTCTTTTATGACTTGTTAAGTGAATGGTTTAAAGACCCAAAGTTAAAAAGATTTTCATATTATGAAGATATTTTTTATCATGTCTCTAAAACTATTGAGCAGTATGAAAAATCTGATTATGCAAAAGACTACACCCAGTCAGAGCTAGCTTGCATAATAGAATATTTGGAAGATAAGTTTGAACATAAAGTAGCTAAAATATGGAAGGTGCAAAATAATCTTAAATTATAAACTTTACATATAAGATAAATTGTATACTATTTAAGCGGGGCATCACACCCCGCTTTTTTTAATTGCATTTTATATAGGAGAAAAATATGCGACATTTAGAAAACGAAAATAGAACTTTAGAAAGTATGTTGAGGGACATACAAGCTCAAAACAGTATGAAACAAGATTATATTGCACCTACAAAAGAGCTGCAATTTAGGACTGTAGAAAGTGACGATCCAGTACATGGGACTAACCATAGTCAAATTGTTATGGAGGCCGATCACGGCGAGCCGACTAAAATACTTAATGTTAACCAACATTGCTTTGACCAAATAGCTCAAAAGGCTGAAATTGCAACTCCAACGGCTAGACGTTTACAACAGAATTATCCAAAAGAAATGGATAATTTAATTAACGCTATCTGGCAAAAAGAAAACTCCAAACGTATGATAAGAACTTTTGATAAGACTAGCGTAACAAACCCTAGGTTTACGTTAGACCGACACAATGGTATTGCTAGAGCTTTTTTATCTGATAAGTTTAAAACTTTTGATAATTCTGATTTATTGGAATCAGCTTTACCTTCACTTGGAGAATCTGACGCCAGCTGGAAAATTGTTAATTATGCTAATACTGATAAAAAACTTTACATACGTTTAAAATCTGAAGTTATACAATCTGATGCAGGATTAAATGATTTAATGGCACATGGAATCGGCATCAGTAACTCAGAAACTGGGTCAGGATCGGTAGCTGTATTTGGGATAGCTTGGACGCTGGCTTGTTTAAATGGTATGCAAACGGAGAATGTAACCCGAAAGGCACATATTACCAGTGCGAGGGACGGCGATACTTGGAATGTATTAACTGATGAAACCAAACGAGCCGATAACCATAGTTTAAAACTTCAGCTCAGGGACATTGTTAGCTCTTATGCTAGTAGAGATGCTTTTGACGAAAACATTGAAAAAATGAAAAAAGCTAAGGAAGACGTTGTTGACGTTCCTATGAATGAATCAGTTGAAAATTTAGGAAAAGTTTTAACTTTATCTAAAAAAGAAACTAGCAATGTATTAGAGGGTTTACTTCAGACCATAGGACAATCAGGGTATGAACAAAACCAAAAGATTAATAGGGCTACACTTGTTAACGCTTGTACAGCTGTAGGTAATACTGCTGATCCGGATAACGTAGACTTTTGGCAACGTTTAGGCGGTAAAGTTTTAAACCTAGGTAAAACTGACTGGAATAGGGTAGCAATGGCAAGTTAAAAACTACCAACATATTAACGCCGATTTAAGCCCCGCTGATGCGGGGCTTTTATTTTTTATACATATATGTATAATATCCTATATCACAAACTTTATAGGAGGCTTTTATGCCAAAAAAAATAACTTATGATAGATATGCTTTTGAAGATATATTAATACAATCCAATGTTGAGAATATTGGAGAAGTAAAAGTATTTAATGATAGAGGCGAACAAATAGCAGAAACTTCAGCTTATTTTGTAACTACTGAAGATGAAGACGGAAATGAAATATTTGCGGAGGACAATTAAATGCCAAAAGATAAATTAAATTTAGATCAGCTTATGAATAATTTAAATCAGGTAGGTTTAAACGTCATAAATTTTGATGATATAAATATAAATAATTTAGCTGATGAAGATTTTGATGAAAGGGAAGTAAATAGAAGGCACACGGTAAAAGTTGAAAAATTAACTATTGCCGATTGTCTACAACTTTCTAATGATGGATTTATTCCAGATGATTTAATAGACAAGCTTTATTATTATTTGTTGGATAGTAAAAAAATTAGGAAAAAATTAAAAAAATATTCACATATTTAATAAATTTATAAAGAGCTGCTTAAAACCCGTTAATTGACTTTAACGGGTTTTTTATTAATATATGGGATAAATCACATTTTTAATTTTATAGGAGTAAAAAAAATGGATAAGACAACCGAACAAGCAATTTATGAAATGCTAACAGAATCCACGGGGACTCACTTTTTGGATTCAGGCGGTGCAACTGGCAGGCACTGGCAACAGAATCAAAAACGTACTTTAGAGGATTTTAAAAAAGATGAATTAGTTATTTATGATCCAACTTTTGACGAAATAACTTTAAATATTTTTCCATTCTTAAATGAACATTTAGAATATGAAGAAGAGCAAACAGAAAATTTTAATAAATTTATGGACGATTCCAAAGTTTACAGAAATAACACTGAATACGCCGAAAAGTTTTTAAATATTATTTACGGATTTAAAAAAGATATTGGGGTTTTTAATTCTTATAATTGCGATTCTTGTTTATCTCAGGTTATCCAGTTCGTTTATGCTGGTGACTTTTTTGAAGATAATATTATGGCTTTATCAATTCACAACGGCGCCGACATCCGCGGAGGTTATACTGATTATAAAATTTTTAGCGGAGATTATGAGTCTTTACTTTGCATGATAAACCCTGAGCAATGGGATCATTTACGCGATGAATACGAGGATAAACCCCAACCGGATCAGGAATATTTATTAATCGGCGGTAGTGACTCGCCCAGCATTTTTAACGGCAATACATGGGAGGAATCTAAAATAAAATGATGAAACAGTATTTAAAACTTAGGAAGATTTTTATTCTAATTACTGAACTTCTTTTTTTTCCGGTAATTATATTATTTGCTATTTTAATTTTATTAATTGCCTACCCGCATTAATAAATTATTCAGCTCGATTTAAGCCCCATTTATGGGGCTTTTTTCTTTTTTACCTTCCGTTACAAGCTGCTTAAATTTTAATAGCTAGAACCCGCGGAAACCTTAGCAATTTAAATTTTTAACCGTGAACTTATCCATTAATCGACCCGGTGAGTCAGTCAAAACAGCTGACAAAAAACCGCCGGGCTGTTTACTAGATAACTTCAATTTATCTGGTTTAAATTATCACGGTTTAAAATAGTTAAATACGGCACCGCTGGACGTCTGGACGGATCCGAAACGCACGGATCACGCACCAGCCCGCCGAGGATTCGCGTTAAAGTATTAATGAATCTAACTTTATTAGATGCTGCTTAAAGTTTTTTAGCCTTGGCTAATTTTAAATTAACCGTGATCCGCGAACCGTGATTCTTGATCCTTCACCGCGCCCAGCTGGTACCCGATCCACGAATCCAAACGCGCAAATTAATAAATTTATTCCAGAAGGAATTGAAAAAAATTAATAAAAATTGTTTAGGATCCTTCCAAAATTGAGGCTAAAAAATTGCAAAAAAAAACAATTGAC